GGGGGTGACATCGGACTTCTTAGCGGGCATCTTGTTTGCCTTAACGGAGGCAGAAGAAGAGGACATTTCTAACGCACTGATATACTCTTACCTCCGGCGGTCATGTAAACCACTTGCGACAGAAAGTCGGGTGGGAGACGTTTTGTGTAGGACAATAAACGCGACTTGGCTCCAACATAGTACATGCGATAGGCCACAACGGGGTCTGGATGCTTGAATTCATCTGGCATGGCGAGTCGAGGCAGCGTCCAACCAACGTCCACGAGGGTGGTCGGAGAATGCGTAGACAACCACTCCAAATGTGGCTGTGTCTTGTGAACCTTGCCATAGCGATATGTGTACTCAGCACACAACGCCATGCCAAGACGACAGAGCCAGCGATAGTTGGCCAGAGACTCGCGAACCCAGCGGGCCAACGGGTGATTGGGATGGGTCTTACGGTAGGCCCCGTCGGGAAGGGGTGATTCATACACCCAATGTGCGCAATACAACAGCTGTGCAGTTTCGAGGATCATCTTCACTACGTGTTTATCGCAGTGAAGGCGAGCCGCTTCGTCGGGGTCGAGAGAGAGGAAGAAGATGTTCATGGTGGCAGACTCCCATGTTGCTTGGTGTGCGTAAATCCATTTTCAACACCGGTACAGTGCGGACAGGAGCAGAAAGACGATATCATACGCCTGGCTGTCCGTGAGCATAATGGTCATGATGTTCAGAGAGTTGATACTGGACGCCGGGGCATACTCGATACCTCTATCAATCATGGCCACGATCCGCTGGTTCGGGCGGGGCATTGCCCGCACATCATCGGACAAGAATCGAAAGGCCACGCGTAGGTTCTCACGAGTCAAGTTCGCAAACTGTTCAGGGTGAACGTCCTCGAATCCAAACCCACGAAATATCTGAGACAGAATCGTCCACCTGCGTACGACATTCTCCTTCAAGTCCCTGGGCGGTGGAGGTACAGCCATCTTGTGGCGGCGGCGATACAGATGGAATGTGCGAAGACGTGCGAGGTCGGCGTGTGCTATCGGGCTCTTTGTATACGGATTCGTGGGAGACACAGTTCGCGTGAACCATTCCCATGCAGTTGCGAAATCAAACCACCATACCTTGTCTCCCTCCTGCAACCCAAAATAGTCAAAGGGTGCTTGTTTAGTCTTGTCTTCGAATGTGGCCAAGTCCTCGTCATTCACGCACGTTCCCCGCCGAAGCACACCGGGTCCCGCGAGAGACAACAACTTCCTCACTCGCCACGCACGATACAAGGCCTGGACCTTGGTGAAGCGAAGAATCTTCTCCTTGTGTGCGTCAGCCCAGTAGTGGACGGTCTTACATCTCGCATGAACTCCACAGACTCGGTGGCCAAGTAATGCGGTGGACCCACACTGGTCCTTTGACCTCTTATTCCGCAGTGCAGCACACTGTTGCATTGTCTTCAATGTATACATTCTTGAAAACTGGAAACGTGTGCGGAAAACGAATCCGATGCCATCGAGGGCAGTCTAGCTCACACAATTCAAAATGGCCACCACTGCAATCATCCCTTCCGAGAACCTGGACATCTCCCGCGTCAGCATCGGCGACATCCGCGCGAACAAGGCTGGTGGCAAGACCGTTCCGATCAAGTACAATGGTCAGTCTCTTCAGGTCCGCATTCCTCGCATCTACTACCCTGCCGGTGTTGTGGTTCGCACGGACGAGCAGTCCGGTAAGCGTAACTACAGTCTCCTGGCCTCTCTCAAGGGCTGTGATTCCTACGCCAAGGATCGCAGCACGGATGGTTCCGATATCGGTGCCTTCTACAACTTCTGCCTGGATTTCCAGGAGAAGCTCATTCAGCATGCGATGCTGAACTCTGGCAAGTGGTTCGGTAAGGCCAAGTCAGAGGCGGTTCTCCGCGAGACCATGAAGCCGATTCTCACGCCGAGTGTTGAGAAGGTCAATGGTGAGTGGGTTCCGAACGGCAAGTATCCGCCGTCTCTCCGCATGAAGATTTCAATCTGGGACGGCCAGGTTGGAATGGACGCGGTTGATGAGAAGGGTAACGCGATTGCTCTCACTGAGGACAATCTCGAGCAGGTCTTCGCTAAGCGCATCGAGGGTCGCATGGTTCTGGCCCCGAGCGTCTATGTCACGGGCACGGGCTTCGGTGTCACGTGGCGCGTTGTTCTGGCCAAGGTGTTCCCGCCGTCGCGCGTCGGTGCCAAGGCGGCCTTCGCCGACATCAAGGAGCCTGAGGATGACCCGGAGGACAAGCCGGCGGCACTCAACATGCCGGTGGCGAGTGCGTTCCCGGATGAGGAGCTTGATGAGGAGACGAATGAGGAGGTTACTCGGGCACCGACTCCTCCTCCAGCACCTGCACCAGCTCAGGCTCCGGCGGGTCCAAAGAAGGCTCGGAAGGCACAGGCGGTTCAGTAAAGTCAAGCAGTGACCACACGGAAGAGCCCTTAGGGGCGGTGTAGACAACCATTCGGTCGTCAATGAAAAACACTTTTTCCTTTTCGGGGTAGTCAATCGGTGCGGCTACGCCACATGGAAATGGGGACATGGATGTGCGACCACACTTGGTACAGCTATGCACAATGGGTCGCTCAAGAAGCATGTCGAGCGTAACAACCCGCATAGACCCACGGAGGCATCGCTCGAGAAGACGTGTGGGCGTCGTCCATCCCTCGGACAGACACTGCTCGTACGCATGGGTCGGCATTTCCGTCCAGATTGTCTCGCCCTCCGTCCATCCGTCTTCCTGGAGAAGCGTGCCAAAGGCATTGTCCTTGTACCACAACAGGTGGACAGTGCTGGGCTTATCAAGTGCGTGTTCGGACACACCCACCCGGTCTAGGTCAGTGGGGTCGTAGAACCAGTATACATTCGCGTGGGTATACTTCGGGTCTCGTGCTCCGCGATAGACCTGACGCCCGGCCATGGTCCACAGGTCAGAGACAATGTTGATATCGTGTTCCGTGATATCCGTGTCTACATCGTAGACAACGGACCGGTCGATAACGGAGAACATTGTTACCTCGCGAGAGTTGAGCCAACTCAATCAAACGTAACCTTGACCGGGACATCGTGGATGCGGACAGACTTGGTGGCAGACCGACTCAGCTCGTGACGCTTCCGACGCTCAGAGTCCTTGGGCTGAATTACATGCGAACACTCCTCCATATCCGCATGAATCTCGTCGTAATGGGCATCCAGGTAATCGAGGACCTCATCCTGAATGGCCCACTCGAAAAAGTTCAGCTGCCCCACTGTAGTATCCAGCCCGCGGAACTGGATCCGCTTCCATCGGCAGAACGGGTCAAACATCTTTTTGTTATACGCCTTGAGGTGAGACTTGTAGACCAAGTACACAATGACGTGATGGTTCGACTTAGCCATGAACGAGACATTGTACTTCTTTGAATAATTGGTAACAAACCAATCCAACAACCGCAGGCTCAACCTTGACTTACCCGTCAGTACCTCCTCCACACGGCGAAAGTTCTCGGGGTCTGCGTAGAACTTCTCGAGACGGTGAAGAACCCACTGGTCTTTGCTCTGAATCGTCTCCATATCGATTCTGTGTTCCAGCACTGAAAATGAGTTTTCCGGCGTGACGCAGTAATAAACGCATGGAGGCTGTCGTAACTGAATGGCTGAAGGACCCACCGTATACTCATTTGAAGAACCGCCTGAAGCCGCTTATCATGTTGATCACACTTCTCGCACCTACCGTTAGTTATACGCAGGCCCGGCGTCGTGTCTTTGCCGCAGTGGAAGAGGCGATGAAGGGCGACCTCGGACACATGTGGGTGCGTGACCGATGTGTGCGGCGAACCATTCGCGTCTACGGAATGAATGACCAACGGACATCGGCCTGGCATGCTAAGCGAGGCGAGATGGTGACGGCCTCGGAGGTGTCGGGTGTCTTTGCGGGCGGTGAGACGCGGAGAGCCTTGGTGCTACGCAAGCTTGAACCGCCTCAGCCAACGGGCAGTCATCCAATCTCCGCGCTGATTTGGGGAACACGCTTTGAGCCGATTGCCAAGGCCATGTACGAGGCCGAGACGAATTGTTCCATCGTGGATGTCTCCTGCGTCCAGCATCCCATTCACACCTTCTTGGGTGCGTCTCCCGACGGTATCATCTTCCCCAATGACCCGAAGGATATCCGCCGCCGCGGCCGGTTGGTCGAGTTCAAGTGTCCGATTTCGCGTCCCCCGTCGGATGGGATTCCGGATGCCTACGTGCACCAGATGCAGATGCAGATGGAGTGCACGGGCATTGACGAGTGTGAGTATGTAGAGTTTCGCTTCAAGCAGATCTTCTCGTCAGAGTGGATGAGCCTTTCTGACACCAAGGGAGTCTTCGCAGTCTTTGACGACCAGACAGTTGATTACAAGCCGATGGAGATGGCACTCTCTGACTGGGTGCCAACGGTCACGGATCGCGAACCGCAGTACATCTATTGGCGTCTGTTGTCCACGAAGAAGGAGTTCCTTCCCAAGGACACGACGTGGTTGCCGCGTCATCTCCCAGCTCTCCGTGAGTTCTGGGACGAGGTGCTTCTCCATCGTGCTGCCGGTACTACGCCGCCGCCTCCTCCGTCAAAGGTGGTTACACTTGACATTTGATAACGCCCGGAAAGTAATACCCCTCTGTTGCGTAGCTCGGGTCTCTATACCACCGGTCAGGCATGACGATTTTTCGGTGTGGATTCAGATAGGCCCCCCACCACGAGAAGCTCGAATTCGCACAGATTCCTCCGCTGCACTGACTCATGACGTAGAGCGTGTCAAGCTCGGACTCCATGACAAGCGTATACTTGAGTCCAACCAGGCACGGGCGAGACATTGCATACTCGAGATCGTTCGTCACGAGAAGAAAGTGAGCATCTGGAAAGTGGGCGATGGCACGTTGGTAGTATCCGTCAAGACCAATGTCGTGACCCGGATTCCCAACGTAATCTCCGCCGCGAATGTGGAGGAAAACACTGGAGTTAACGGTTGGGTACCGGTACAGAACATTCCCAGAGAACCGCAACCGAGGAACAAAGTCTGGGTCAACGTATCGCCAGTCCTGGAAGTATCCACTGATTTCTGGGTTGAGTGCCATTCGCAATAATGGAGCCCAATTCGCATATGCGAGAGATGGCTCTGTGATTCGGATCGTGGGCTTCACCGTCGAGTGTAGATTGCGAAACAGTTCAAAGATCGTATCAAAGTACGGCACCGACGAATGTGTGGATGGGTTCGCAAGAGACTGAATATACGGAGTCCGTTGTGTCTTCCTCGCAATGTGAAGGAGAGCCGCAAGCTGAAACAACTGGTTTCCGAGTCCACCCATGATATTGACGGTTAGAGGTGCCATATTTGTGTGAGTCGTTACTTATGAAAGTGAGAGAGTCCAATATTCGCGATGGTCCTGGAAACGGCCGCGGATATCGCTATGGTCGGGGCGTTGGTACATGAGAGCTGGGGTTGGGGCAAACCATCCACCCTCCCTCATTAGCCTCTTCCAGCACTGGTCTGAACCATACGTACATTCGTCAAGCGTCTGCTTCAACGGAGGAAGGGCTGCTACGTAACATGCCAAGAGAGTATCGATGTAGTGGCCGTTCACAAGATACGACGACGTAGTCTGTCCATCCAGAAGTTGATATGTCCCGGGAACAATCTTCGCAGCGGATGGACCGAGATGAATGACATTGTAGTGCGACGCCGCGAGTCGCTCCACGATCGCATATCCTGTTTGGAATTCATTCCACTCCACGTCGTCCTCCATTACAAGGACATTCTTCCATCCGTGATGCTTCGCCGCTTTCAGTACAGCAATATGACTCTGCAGGCACCCAATGAACCCCGGGTTCGTCTCGATCGCACTCATTCGCGTTACCTTGTCACCAAACTGTGCAAGCACCGTGCGAATATGTGCGTCGCGATCCGTCCGCTTGTCGAGATTAATGTACACAACCTTGTCCACGAATTCCCACATTGTATTGCGTTTGGACATTACTTACACATTTGAAACGCTCAAAAACAATGGTTACCTTCGTTACTGCCTTTTTGGACCTCCACGAGTCGAGGCCAACCGATAGAACACCTGAGCGTCGCATGGAGTTCTTTCGGATGCTCAATGAGACCGGCGTGCGTATTCATCTCTTTGTGAGTCCCGAGTACGCTGATTTGGTGGAGGTAACGAATGGCGTGAAGGAGGTGATCTGCCTCGAGGACCTGGACACATATCGCCTCGCTCCGCCCGGCCTTCCCGAGACACGCAACGAATCGCACGACACCCGCAACTTTCTGATTCTGATGAATGCGAAGATTGAGTTGGTCACGCGAGCTATGGATTCCGGGCAGCATCGGGGCGACCACTACGCATGGATTGATTTCAATATCTTTCATGTGTTGGAGCCGGTGCGTGGAGCCGAGCAGATTCGGGCACTGTCTACTCGAGTCTATCCAGATACCTGCATGTACGTACCCGGATGCTGGGAAAGGGGTGTGATGTGGTCGTGTGTCAATTGGCGTTTCTGCGGGGGCTTCTTTCTGGGCGATGTTGCCTCGCTCAATGCATTTTACTTTGCCCATCGGTCTCAATTTCAGATGTGCCCTCATCTGGCATGGGAAGTCAATGTATGGGCCCACCTCGAAGAACTGGGGTGGACGCCGACATGGTATGCTGCTGACCACAACAACCGCATTCTCGACGTGCCTCGCCTTCCAATTGTCGCCAGCCTCACAACCATTCCTCCCCGCGAAGCCGAGTGCCGTGCAGCCATTGATTCGCTACTCCACCAGGTTGACCGGGTCTACGTAGCCGTGTCGCATACCTATCATCGGTTTGGTGAGTATACTCCCCCCGAGTACCTGATGCAGGAGCCCTATGCATCAAAGGTTACGCTGTGCTTCGGAGAGGATTACGGGCCTGCGAGCAAGTACATTGGGACCACTCTGCCGAAGGATGCGTGGGTCTTTGTTGGCGACGATGACCAGGAGTATGCCCCGAATCTCATTGAGCGAATGATGCGGTCTGTGACGCAGATTGGTATCTATCAGAACCACTACGAGTCCATCAAGCAAAAGACGTCGGGTGGCATGGTCCATGGATATGTTGGAAACATTGTTCACAGCTCTGTGTTGAATGGACTGCGAAGGTTTCCACTTCCCGAGTGTGCTCGCTTCGTGGATGACCAGTGGGTCTCAATGTACTGCCGTCTCAACAATGTTCCTGTGTTCCCGACTGAGGTGGAGTTCTACGAGGAGATTTTCAAGGTCACTGAGAATGGCCATGAGAAACTTGGAACCCATTCACTCTCGGGACTGGGTACGCGAGGAGACCGGGTGCGTGAACTCGAAGAGTACTTTGGCGTTTCCTTTTTAGACAAGAAGGCATGAGAAGAAGTAATGCACTGCTTTTACATCAACCTCGACCGCCGAATGGACCGCCAAATGGAGACTGAAGCCGAGCTTGCTCGCATGGGCATGACAGCTGAGCGGTTTCCTGCAATCGAGCGTAGTCCCGGTGGTCTCGGCTGCACGCAATCACACATTGAAGTTCTGAAACTAGCACGGAGTCGTGGATACGAGTCTGTGATGGTCCTTGAGGATGACTTCTCGTTTGTGGTGAGCCAAGAGGAACTCGCAGATGCGTTCCTCCACCTTCCCGAGAGGTTTGATATGGTGCTTCTTGCCTTCAATCTGATTCGCGGGGATCCGGTCACGCCATACCTCGGCCGTGTTCAAGAGGCCCAGACCACGGGCGGATACATCATCCACTCGCGGTACTACGATACGCTTATCAACCGATGGTCAGAGGGACTGATGTTGTATGAGCAGAATCCAGAGACACATTGGCTCTACATTCTTGACCAGTATTGGAAGCCGCTTCAGATGGTCGATGAGTGGTACTACTTTCTCAAACCAATCGGCATGCAACGTCCGAGCTGGAGTGACCTCGGACAGCAGTTCATGAACGAGTATCACTAGCAACACCACCATTTCCGCATCGTCGATGCGAACTTGGCGTTCCACTGGTCAATTGTGTAGTGATTGCCCATACTGATATTACAACGACTGCAAATAGGTACAAGATTATCCACCGTTGTCTCACCGCCCTTGGACTCAGGGACATTGTGACCGCACTGATAGTCAAACACATTCATCCGATTCGTGCACCACACAATCTTGCACTTTGTCTCGAACTTTGGACCCACTTTCAATATCCACACCTGTTCGCGAAGAGCCTTGGGAATCTTCATTATGTCTTCTCACATCACCGCTGTATATGCGTTTACTCGCCAGGGTGTGGCAATCCCCTTGGCGGACTCGACAAACGAAGAGAAGGGCATGTGATTCGTCCGCTGTGCGTGGGACGAATGCTCGACCTCCTGTGTCCGCTCCGCCTGAGAACGGTCAAGTAGCTCGGGCTGAAACTTTTCCTGTGCCCCAGACATGGTCCACGCGGCCCAGAGAACGATAGCCCCAGCAATGAGGGCGGCAATGTGAAGCATTGTTCTAACTCGGGTATAAAAAACGAACTCTTTCCAGTCTACTAGATAGAAGAACACAATGGAGGACAAGGCTCTCTCGATTCTGCGTACCCTCTTTGAGCGTCGTAAGCTCGCAAACGACACCAAGCCCGTCGTTACCGGCCTGAAGGACGTGAGTGCCTACACGATGGGCGACGCTCTGATCATCTTCAGCCAGAAGGACAAGATGCTCGAACGCGATGTGAATACGTACATTGCGTATGCGAAGGAGAATGACTACAACAATGGCATGGTGGTGGTATCGACCTCCAAGCCGTCTGAGAACCTGCTGAACATTATTCGCTCGACTGTGCCGGAGAAGGGGTTCCTCCAGTTCTTCCATCTCCGCGAACTCCAGATGGACATTACGACCCACCGTATGTCCGTGCCTCACCGAATTCTGTCACCCGAGGAGGCGAAGGTTGTGCTGGACAAGAACCGCATCGTCAAGCCAGAGGACCAGCTTCCGTGGATTGACTCCCAGGATATCCAGGCTCGTCTGATTGGTGCAAAGCCTGGAGACATTATCGAGATTATCCGCCACAGCGACACGGTTGGCAAATGTACGTACTACCGCTATTGTGTGGCCGACGTAAATGTTGCCTGAGTACAATGGCTGACCCAACGGCGAGCGGCAATATGGCTGACCTGGAAGCGGAGTACCAGAAGCGGAAGACCATCTACGACAATCTTGTCCAGGACGCCCTTGCCAACAATGACCGGTCAAAGATAGATGCCATTGCGAATGCAAAGGTGGCGATGAACGACTCGCTTAACAAGATGCTTGAAGTGTCGGCAAAGTCAGGCACAGAATCACAGCAGCAGGAGCTCATTCATCGCATCATGGAGATTCAGCGTGACTACAATGGTCTTTTGGTTAGCACAGACAAGCTGCAGACGCTCCGACTCCTTCACCAGTCTCTCGATGTTCGCGACAGTGCGGGACTCAAACTCATGGGTGGTGTCTTTTTACTTGCCACGCTTGCCTTGCTGGTTCAGGTTATGCGAACGCGCTAATCGCCAGACCAACTCCGAGCAAGAGGACAAGGACGATAACGCGGGTCACGAGTGAGCCATAGTCGATGGGCTTGGATGTATTCGCATTCGAAGCCACGAGTTCATCTGCGACCCGAGGTCCCTGGTCCTTGAACACCTGAGCCTTGGCGTGAAGGTCGTCCAGTTCAGGATTTGTCCCCTGGTACTCATCCAAGAACGTCTGAATATAAAACTGGTTCTGGTCAATATGCGACCGCAGTTGGTCTTGGGCGGCAAGAATCTGAGCCTGGATTGTCTCGACGGCGGTGGAATCACCACCCGTTTGTTTGGATGCGACATACGCACTCCGATACCCGTCAAGGAGTGTCTGATACTCCACGTCTATCGAGTTGATTTCCGCCTCTCCACTTGGGGTTGCTGCGTCAAACGTCTCCCGCTCCCGGACATATGCCGTTGACACGACAATGAGCGTAAACAATAGGGTAGTGAGCCACCCGAGCATTATCTTGTAGGAGTAATAAAATGCCCGTCGCTCAATCCTTCTTTGAACCGGGTGCAGTCCAGCGTCACGTGCGCGGAGTCGACGCATCTGAGTACACTCGCTTTGTTCGCATGGCGGCTACCGTGGCCCCGTACATCAACAACGGCACATCTGTTCAGATTCCGTATGCCCGCCTGGGACAGAGCCAACAGGCTGTTCGCGACGCTCGTGTCGTTGGGCCTATCTTTAACGGCCTCAGACCGTTTGTTGCGAATAAGTAATGAGTGCATCTCCCCACGAAGGAGTGTCGTCCACATACGCAGAGGCGATTACCGAACTCAAGCCTCTCCGTCCTCCCACCCAGCCGAACGTTGATGTTGCCAATGCAAAACTGGACATCAAGGAGCTGGCGGCAATGGACATACGTATTCTCCAAGTTTGCTTGTTCTTTGTCGTCCTCGCCCTCTTTGGGTACATCTTTCTTCCCGCTTCGATTGCCCATGGGTTTGCCTTCTTCACGTTGTGTGTCGGCTTCTC